AGGGGGGCGCTATTACCCAGGAAATAGTAAGATAATTTACAAAATCTCGTTGACAAAAGTAAAACGCTAGAGGATTATTAGATTAAAAGCAAAAACTCCCAAAAACAAAATAATCAAACGTTAACAGGGAAAAAACAATGCCAAAAAAAGATTGGACCCCCGAAGAGCGGCAAGCCTTCGCGGACAAAATGAAAAAAGCTAGAGAAGACAAACTAACCGGGGGCAATCCAGTCCTCTCCAACGAACCCATAGAAGAAGAGAAAGTAACAATATATAGGTCCGAGTTCGATGAGATAAAAAGGCAAATCGAAGAAATCAAGAACAATGATGTCGGCAAGGTGCTGGCGCAGCTATTATCAAACCAAGCACCTAAAGCCCAGGGATTAATTGGGACAACAGAGAAATATAGTGTTAACCCGGCGGATTACCCAGACCCTAGAGAGCGCCTGGCGAACGAGCAAAAGCTCCAACAGTTCGCTTTTAAGTACCATTATGAGTTGGGTTGGGATATCAAAGTGGTCGGTTATGAGACGATTGACAAGCGACGAATGGAGGAACCTCAGTTTATTCTCAAGCTAATACGCATCGTGTTAGACGAGGATACCCAGGAACCCACCAACAAGCGCTTCATAGTATGCCAACTTATCTTCCATGAAGACCCGACGGCAGCGATAGCCATTGCCAACCAAAACGGCCTGCCTGTAGATAAGGAAAACGAGAAAGAATTCTTAGATGAAATGCGCTATCTCCGCATGAGAGATTGGTTATTTGAGAGTTTCTATCCGCCACGCAGGACTGATATTCAAGGTAAAAAAGAAATGGTTATCGGTAATAAATTAGTAGAAGTTTACGAGATAAACTCCGAAGGAAGCGCTCAGATTCCTTGGGACAAACTCAAGAAAGCCAAGCTGTAGACCATGGCATATAAGCCGTAGACTATTTGACAAAGTGGAACAGTAATGGCATATAAACCTTTCCCCATACAGGTAGCGGCCCACAGAGCCTTCTTACTAGACAATTACAAACGAGGGATGCTCTACTGGTCGCGACGTACTGGTAAGACCCAATGGAGCGTGCAGCAGATTATGCTGTCCTGCATGCTCAACCAAGGGCCTCATTACATTGTGTTCAAAGAATACCAACATGCTGAAACCGTTGCCTGGGGACAATACCTGCACACCATCCCTAAAAGCGTCATCGCCCCTAATGGGCTGAACAAATCCAATCTATCTGTAACCTTAAATTACATGGGGAACCAGCAGACAGGAGAACCAGCTAAGATAATCTTTCCCGATGGTACACCAATAGAAATCATGCACGACACCTCTAAACCACCGAGCACCATCCGTTTGCTAGGGAGTGACAAAGCCGACTCTCACCGTGGTAACGAAGCTATGGGGATGATTTTTGATGAATACCAAGACCAAGATACTTATGGCTGGGACACTGTTTATAAGTATTTTTTCGCCACTACAGACGGCTGGGCTTGTTTTATGGGGACTGCTAAGCCGAACGACTGGTGGCTTGAAATGCTTGAGCGGGCAGAGAGCTCGTTTAAAGGAAGCCCTAAGGGGTTTCTCTCGAACCAAGACCATGAAGAGCGAGTGCAGCAGGGCATGGGCCAAAGGTGGTATTATTCAAAAGCGCTATGGCGTGATAACCCAATAATTAAGCCAGAGTGGATAGCTGCAGAACGAAAGCAGGCTGAACTCGAAGGCAAATTAGGAGAATTCCTTCAAGAGACGGAATTGATACCATTCACCGTGCAAGGAGCAGTTTACCCACAATTTAACCCCGATATACATATTATCGAGCCTAATGAGGTGCCTGACGAAGGAACTGACTATATTGCCTTGGACTTCGGATTTGCCGAGGGGCACCCGATGGCAGCCTGTTTTATCCGGATAACCCGTGATGATATCTGGTACCAGTATGATGAAATCCATGGTACAGGCATCCAGATGGATGACTTAATAGCCGAAATCCGAGTAAAAATGGGGGATAGGCAGCTAACAGGCATAATCGCTGACTCTGCCCGCCCAGACTTGATTGAATATATGCAGAGCAAGGGGTTCCCAGTAATTCCTTCACCGAAGACCCAAAATAGTATTGTCTCTGGTATCCAATTATTTTCAAGACGTCTTCGCCCAAAGATTCAAATCATTGGGCATCCCAAACCAAACTACTTTTTGACCAAAAACTGTAAGCGGACTAAGTATGATTTTACTCATTACCGTTATAAAGAGGTAAAATTGGACCGACACCCACAGGAGGTACCGGAAAAGAAATTTGATGATTCGATGGACGCACTTAGGTATCTGGAACTATTCTTCAAATTTGGTCATCCGAAAGACCAAGCAGTTAAAAAATCCAGTGTTGTAAAAGAATTGAACTCTTATGGTCTACTGTAGTACAATTTAGGAGAAATAGGTAAGGCCAATGGCTGAATATACAAAAACAGAAAAAAAACAAGCTTACGAATACCAGTATAAAAAAGATTACCAAGAAGACTGGGCCCTCCATCGTAGCTACATAACAACTTTTGACCCACTCGAAGCGATGTTAATGGGTGAAGTCTATGATTCTGTCTCCAAAAAGATAGACGGTAGCAAGATAACAGATAGTTACACCACGACGCTAGCGAGAGAACAAGCTGACCGCGTAGTAGCAAAACTACCTGATGGAGAGACCGAAGCAGTTGGTAGGATTGACGTCGGCAAGGCTGCATTCATGGATATTCTGCGCCAAAAGTGGATTTATCCGAATGCTAACGCCCAGCATAAGTTTCTTGAAAAAATTAATATGTGGCAGTTTTATTCCAGTGTTTATGGCTATATGCCGATGTTTTATGACTGGAATGTGGCCGCTACTGGCTATGTCGGTCCTGATTGTTGGCTATGGAACCCACGTAATTTAGTCCCTCAACAGGGGCGAGTATCCATAAATGACATGGATTACGTAACTGCGCTTACCTGGGTATCCAAGAAATATCTTAAAGAGGCCTTAGATGGTAAAAAAGGCGGTGGGTGGGACCAAGACGCCCTCAGACTTCTACTTGAGAAGATAGATAATGAGGTTAGTGACATCGACAGCGAGAAAGATACCCGCGTAGCACGCTCTCGAGTAGGCCAACCTACTCGTAAAGGTATTTGCCTGGCTACCAGATATGAAGCTGGGTTTTATGATGAGCAGGAGCGTCCAGAAGAGGGACGATGGTGTACGTTTGCGCCCGACCACAGCAGTATCCAGGTACGAGAAGTCTCTAACCCTCACAAAAATGGACGAATTCCGTTCGTAGTCAAGTATTCTCAAGCCCTGTATGACAGTTTTTATGGACTTGGTGACTTCCAAAGGGCCAAGCCGCTCCAGTTCGCTCGTGACGGACTAACGAACTTCTACTTCAAAGGTATTAAGATGAACCTGATACCTCCGGTAGTGGCTAACGTTAATGGGGTCTTGAAGCACACTTTGGATTACCGAGAGGGCGCGGTTATGTTTGAAACCGTGCCTAACTCTATCCGCCGACTTGAGACTTCTCCGGCTGGCTTGAGCACTTACCAAGGAGCTCAGAGCAACCTGACGGGTTCATTGCTCAGCCTATTCGGCAGTCAGAATGCTTCTATACCAGGAGCAGAGTCTCTTAACCCAAGTCAGGGTAAAACTCCGGCCGCTATTAAGATGTACTCTGACAAAGAAGGAACTCGTGACGGCTCTGAGGTGCGCAGACTTGAGGATGCTTTAGAGGAACTGACTGATGGGTTCTTCTCTCTGGTTGCTAACATCGGTACGGAAGATATACCGATTAACCTATTCTCCAAGGACATAGAAGAGATAGTAGATTCTGGCTTGAAGGATGTTTTAGGATTGTTTGTCAGTAACCCGGACTTTAAGATTGATGAAAGCGGCACAGCAGCTCGGCTGAGAATTAAACCAGGAGCCCTTAAGGGGGTAGAATATCGGTTTAACATCAACCCCAACTCCACTATGAAGGTGGAAAAACAGGAACAATTGGAGAAACTCGAAGCAATCATGGGTGTTATTGGCAAGTTCCAAAATATCTTCAAGGATGACCCACGGATAGACGTCAACTGGGGTGAAATGATGAAAGCTTACGAAATGCTAAGCGATATCAAGGGAGCCGAGAAATTTATCACTATAAAAGATGGCCCATCTCTACAAGAACAAGAACTCCAATCTGAAAATCAACAACTACAGAAGAAAATAGATGAACTTCAAATGAAAGCCGCTGCCTCGACCAAACAACCGAGTGAATCTATTAATTACAAGGATGCCCCGGAGGATGTTAAACGACAAATGGAGGCCCAAGCAGGACTTGAGCCTAGCGGTGAAGAAAGCCCGGCCGGAACTGACCAGATGTTGAAGAAGGCCCAAGTCGTAGAAAAAGTTGCTGCGGCAGGCCAACCCCAGCCTGAGGCAGAGTCTACAACTAATAAAACTGGGGCGTATAGTGATAAGGATGTCGGGTCGGTTGCAGAGCACATAGCTAAGCTGTAGAATATATCTATAAATAAGGAGACTCTATGGCAGGACCACAAAACGGTGTAATGGGAGATGATAATTTTGGGACAACTCTCCCTCAAACAGAAGTATCAGAAGAACAACTATCAGTGGAAAAGAACCTCGCCAAATATAGTAAAAGCGAGGAGTTCAAAAGGTTCGAATCCCATATTAAAGAAAGAATTGCCTTTTATGATAAGTGGTTGCCGTCCGGTCAATCTCTGCATGGTAGCGCCGGAGGCTTCCAAAATCCAGGAGAACCACCACTAACTAACGCCCAACTGGGCGAACAGTGGAGGGTGGCCAGTCTGCTTATTGGTGAATTTGAAGCGCTTTTGGCTGTGTATAGAAACGCTGATGAAGTAGTTACTGCCGCTGCTAAACAAAATGCATGACGAACGAACTAAGCGCGAATATAACAAGTGGGGGCAACCTCTACCTGAACACATAGCGCATGGTACAGATGATGAAATCCGCTCAAAAATGACGCGGCTTATCCCCCATACTTGGCAATTAAAAGGCAATGAGCTTATAGGCATGACCAAAATGGGCCCCCTAGTACAGCGGATTCCAACGAACTATATTCTATTAGGTAGCGACGATGAAGGACTACCGGTATTTAAAATCCTTGACACCCCGAAATAACTTTGTAATAATCTCTAATGTAAAGTGACGACCGTACTTTAGCATAAGCTTAAACGCAGGTCCGTAAAATAAACAGGAGACGACCGAGCCAGGTGAAAGCCGAACGTGGTCAGTAAAAGAAAAGAGGCAATATGGCAGACGAAGACAAAAACCCTAAGGACGACGAGGAGTTAAAACCTCAAGACCAAGAGGAAGAGGATTCGGGCCAGCCGAAACCGGATGGGGAAGACCCTAAGCCGGATGAAGACCTAGATGAAGGTTCAGATGACGACCAGGAAGAGGATTCGCAAGACGATGACTCTGAGGAGGAACTCACACCGCGCCAAAAGAAGCGATTAGACCAACTTAAATTAGATAAGGTCTTAGAACGCGTCAGAGGCCACGAACCAAAGTCCAGAGGTTCTTCAGAAGACGGGCTAGATTACGAAGAGCTTTTTGACGCTGATGAAGCGACTATTAAGAAGCTTAAGGAGGACCGGGACTCAGTCGCGGATAAAAACTTCCAAAGAGGTCTGGACCTAGCTAAAAATACACGGTTCTTTACTCAACTGGACATAGATACTCCAAGAGTAGAAACCAAGTATTCGCAACTTAACAAGGAAAGTGACGACTTTAACCCCGCTCTGACCGCGACAATCAATAGGATGTATCTGGCTCACGTCGGTTACGACCCTGGCGATGCTAATAAAGGGGTATCGGAAAGCGTAGTAAACCCTGGCATCAGGTACTTTGAATACGTAGATGGTATCTTTGAACTAGCAAGTGAGATGGCAGGCGAGAAAGTCACACAATCTGCAAAGAATATTTCTAGGCAGGCTTCTAACACCGGGATTCGTCCCGATGGTAGTTCTGCTAAGGGGATGGACCTTTCTAAGGCTCCACAAGATATGTCCGATGAAGAACTAGAAGCGGCTATCAAAGCCTCAATGCCTCAGAAATAAACATATAAAACTAATAAAAAGGAAAAAACCAAATGGCCGCTCCAACATTAGGTTCTAATGTCACGCGCTCTATCGCTCAAAGTGCACAATATGTGCAGGAACAGTGGAGTCGTGAGATTCAGCAACCATTCGACAAAATCTTGGCTGCTGCAAAGCTGGTTATGGACCGTAGCGGAGAAATCGCTGACGGCGGAGACATACTTCGTGTGCCTTTCGTTGCCGGTGTCGACGCTCGTGCCAAAGCCGCTAGCACGCAGTTGACTTTCGACTCACCAGACGGTACTGCTATCGCTCACAACATCGATAAGCATTACTACTCAGGTGTTTTGATAGAAGACATCGCTAAAATCCAGTCCAACTACAACCTTAAGAGTGCGTTCCAGCAACGCATGAGCGAATCTATCGCACGCCAAATTGACACTGATTTGATGGCACTTTACGCAAGTGCAGGCTCAACAGTATCCGGTGGTGCCGCAGTAGATGACGCAGACATGCTCTCGGTTGTGACTGCCTTTGACTCAGGGAACACTCCTGCCGGTCAACGACGTGGTATCTTTGGGCACAATACTAAAGCTGACTTGCTTGGAATCAACAAGTATGTCGCCTACGACCAGACCGGTAAAAAAGGTGTGGCAGTTGACGGCTCTCTAGACTTCCAGGGAACAATCTACGGTATTGACCTGTACCACTCAGGCAACGTGCCAACCTCCACTACTGGACGCAACCTGTTCTTCCACAAGAGCGCTATCGTGCTAATGCAACAGCAAAAGCCGAAGTTCGAAATGGAATATAGTGTTCGAGATTTGGGTACTCTGATTGCACTACACACTGTTTACGGTGTCGGTGTAGAACGAGCCGCTCAGGTTATCGAACTAACCAGAACAACCGCTCCTTAGTGACGGCTAACAGTTAAGGGGTTCTGTACAAAAACCCCAACCAGGGAAAAGCAATTTCAGTCTGAGTACCGGTATACAAAAGGAGGCAATCATGCCCAGCAGAGCAGAATTAGTAATTAGGGCCAACGTAGTAGGCGTAGACCCTACAACTTATCCTAATGACTCCAAATTAGAACAGAAAGTCCTATGGTTAGAGAAGCGTGCAACTACGTTTTCAGGGACATTAGGAACCCAAACTCTTACATCTGATACTACCGCACAATCAGATGGAGACACAGTGAAGATAGGTGCTATAACCTATACCTTTAAAACTGCCTTGAGTGAAACCAAGGCGAGCTCAACACTTACGAGCGATGCCACAAACGTAGCTGAAGGGGATAGGGTGACTATAGATGGTATAACCTACACCTTTAGAGCAACACCAGTATCTCCCTATGATGTAGATATCGGAGCAGACGCCGCTACTTCGCTAGATAACCTAAAAGCCGCCGTCAATGACTCTGGCACAGAAGGCACCACCTATGGTATAGGTACAGACCCGCACCCAACTGTGACAGCGGAGGCTAACGCCGACACTACCCAGGAATTTACGGCAAAGCGCTTTGGCACCTATGCTAATAACTTTATTACGGTAGAAAGTTCAGCTCACCTAGCATTTGATGACACGACTCTTGGTGGTTCAAGTGCAACTCCAGGAGTGGATGCGGTTCCTTACGAGGTCCTACTGGGGGCTGCAGCAGCAGATATGCTAGACAATCTTAAGAGTGCAATAAACAACACTGCGGGGGAAGGCACAACCTATTCCACCGGTACTCGCGCACATCCACAGGTTACTGCCACAACCAATACCGACACTACCCAGGTAGTTCAGGCTATTGATTACAGCGTAACCAATGCAGACATAACGACTACAGACCCAGTTGATACTGGAGGCCATATGTCTTGGGGAGCAGGAAACCTTGCATCTGGAGTAGCCAAAGTAACCGCTGTTAGTGCTGCCTCAAGCGCTAGGGTAAGCGGTGATAAGAACGTATAGGAGAGGTTATGCCAAACGACAGAAACGCAAATGCAGTCACTAGTCCTGACTGGTCCCTACAAGCAGTAAAGAATGTAACCTTTGCTGGTGGTACAACCAATGGGATAGGTGATGACGGGGGTACACAAGACCCCCTCACCCTGTTCACCGTTACCGGCCGAGTGCTCATGCGGGTCATCGGGTTTTGTACCGTAGACTTAGCAGGGGCATCAGCAACGTTAGAAGTAGGAACGGCACTAACAACCGCAGGGTTGATTGCCCAAACTACAGCGACTAACATCGACGCAAACGAAATCTGGCATGACGCCACTCCAGACGCTAGCGTGGAGTTATCCACAGTAGCGACACAGAAAATAGTTAGCCAAGATGTTATAATGACTACTGCAACCGCTGATATTACAGCCGGAGCAATCCAGTTCGTATGTTATTGGTTCCCGCTAACACCAGATTCAAAAGTGGTAGCGGCTTAATAGAAAGGAGCATAGATGAGTTATACAGCAACAGTAAAGACCAGGGACGGGGTCGAGAAAACCGTCATAGCCAGTTCCCAGGAAGAACTGGACGAAGCAGTAAAGGTGGCAAAGCAGGACCAGGCTCCTGTTGGCCCAGATATCAACAAGCCAGAGGATGGCAATAAAGAGGTCAGCCCTGAGAATAAGCAGACTGACCCCATGGTATCTGAACGGTTTACTACTAATCAGGTAACTCAGGACGGCAAACCATTGCCAGAAGAGCAGAAACCAGATAAAGTAGAGGAAGTTTCTCCCGAAACTCCGGAAGACCCTGAGAAATCAGACAAATCTTCTAAGAACTCTTCTACCAAGAAGAAGTAGCAGACTGACTGCTCATCATTAAAACCGCTTTAACCGGCGGTTTTTTTGATGTAGAATTAGACTATGGCTAGAAAGACAAAACTAACAAAAGAAGATATTTTCCAGGCCGAAAAAGCCAAAGACAACCGGGTGCGTAGTAGAAAACAAGGTTTCGAGAAGATGCACGAACGGGATAAAGGGTATCAATATCTCAAAAGTCTTGACGGAAAAGAGACACTTATGTTCTGGCCCCCCACCTTGGGCAAGGGTAGCGGCAGACACGTCCCAGAAGGATATTTTATTATCAGCATAGATGGTCACGAAGCTATTTTAAGCCGAGAAGAATTTGGGAGATGTTTTCGCTGGGTATAATGCTATAATAAACAAAAAGGTAAAAACAAAAAATGGCAAAAACACCAACAATTACCATAAACAGGGGTACTACATATACCCTAAGTGGTATTTATAAAGAAGATGGCGTAGCTGCTGACATCACTGGGGCCGCGATACGTTTCACAGTTAAGCCGGAGGAGTGGGATGCTGATGCTGACGATTCTGATGCTACTATTGCTAAGAGCGGGTCTATAACCGATGCTTCTGCTGGCACTTATGCCATAGCCCTAACAGATACCGACACCTATGTAGACGCTGGGGACTACTTCTTTGATATAAAGATAGAACTGGCTGATGGGACTATCCACCGCTTGGTTGAAGGAAACTGCATAATAGACGGTAGCCCGACTAATAGGACTAGCTAATGGCTGACCAAACAACTATCATCAGCGATATCCAAACTGGTGGGCAGATAACCACTAACCTAACTCATCAGACTATTGTCACTAGCGATGTCTCTTCTGCTGGCCCTCAAGGGGGGCAAGGAGATACCGGCCCACAAGGGTCTCAAGGCACACAGGGGCCACAGGGGAATCCAGGAGTAGGGGTGGTTTCAGGGGGGACTACCGGGCAAACTCTTATTAAGAGCTCTAATGACGATTATGATACAGAGTGGACAACACCTCCTACTGTTTTCAACGTAGAGAATTATGGGGCAATTGGGGATGGAGTAACAAATGATTCTACTGCCCTGCAGGACACTATAGACGCAGTAATAGCGGCAGGAGGGGGTAGTTTATATATCCCTGGCGGTAAGATTTTCCTATTTAGTACTGGTTTAACATTCGACCCAGCCACCCTGGATAGTCAAGTAATAATTTATGCCTACGGGGCTACATTGAACTACACCGGCTCGGGGGACGCTTTCAAGCTAGAGTCTAATGTCACGGCTGTAGACGATGAGGACTCCCAGAAGTCGGTCCACAGCTTTGGTCTTCACTTTAAAGGCACTTCTTCTGCAGCCTGTGCGATAAGGGTTAAAGGATGCTTTAACAGTTTTAAAAATACAATTATCGAAGACTTTACTAGCACCACTTCTCAGCAAGCATCAATAGTTATGGATGCCTTATTCTCAGAG